TAGGAATAAAAGCGAATGCCGATGACGTCTTAAGGTCTAGACAGGCTGGTGGTCAAGGTATAAGGAAAGCCTTAGGTGGCGGAAGATTGGGTACAGAAAGAATGACTGCGCTAATGAAGCATTCTGGATCCAGAGGCGTTTTAGCTACAAGGGGTGCGTATATGGCTATACCAGGATTGCAAGCATTAGGTACGGCTTCCTTACTCTATGACCTTGGGAAGATGGCGGGTGAAGTTGTCGTTAGTGGTATCAACTTAGCGAAGGACGCTTATAAGTCAGTCCAAGGAACTATAAATAAACCATCATTTGGTATGGGTTACCAGGATACAGAAGCAGCTGCAACATCTAGAGCTAGAGGTGTTATGGCTATCCAAAATTCTAGATTAAATGCTAGAAGTATGCTAGGATCCGAAGCGGGAATGATGGCAGCACATTTTGGATAATTATGAGCATATTCAGTAAAACAAATGAATTTAGAAAAAGTTTAGAAAATCTTCCTAGAGAAGATTTACTGGAAATAATAAAGTCTCAAGATCCAGAACTTATAAAGCAGATAAATAGAATAGAGTGGGTTTTCCAAAATAAATTATCCCATCTATCATGGAGTGATGGGTCTCCTGTTCTGGAAAGAACTATGACGAATAGAGAGCTTTCTTTACTGGTTGATGAGCCATTCCAAGTCGATAAAGATTTGCTTTCTGCAGGAATTTCTTCTGAGCATCAGAGGCAACTACATATAGCAAAAGATAGTGTAGTCTGGGCTAAAAATTTTCTAGATGTAAACCCAAGAGTTTATCAAATATTAATTCTTAGGGACCCATCTTTAAGGAAAGTGTTAAGAGCTGGACGTCGTTTGGGTAAGACGTTTTCTATGGCGATACAGCTACTTCACTACTCTTACACCAACAAGGATGGAAGATCTTTGGTTGTTGCTCCGATGAAAACTCAAGTAGAATTAATTTATCAAGAGATAATAAGAATAGCTCAAAAAAATGATGTGGTTATGAATTCTATAACTAGAAAAGTAACAAGCCCACAATTTATGATTCAGTTTTCTAATGGATCCACAATTAGGTTCTTTACATCTGGAATGAGGTCTGGTGGTAAATCTGACGTTGCTCGTGGTCAAGAAGCTCATCTAATTATTTTGGACGAGATGGACTACATGCATTCCGGAGACCTGGACGCACTTTACGCTATGCTTCAGAAAACTGCGGAGGATCAGCCAGACAAGGTCCTGATGGGGGCATCGACCCCAACTGGAAGAAGGGAAAGGTTTTGGGAGTGGTGCAGGTCTGATAGGTTCCAGGAATTTTGGTTTCCCTCATACTGTAATCCTTTCTTTAGCAAAGAGCAGGAAGAGGAGTTTAGGGAACAATATTCTCCATCGGGATACAGGCATGAAATAGAGGCAGATTGGGGCGAAGACTCTGAAGGAGTTTATCCTAGAAAATTCGTAGATATGGCATTTACCGATCCTGGTTGGGATTATATAGCTGAACTAAATTCAGCTAGATCCTTTCACGTAATAGGTGTGGATTGGGATAAATATGGAGCAGGAACTAATATAGTTGTTTGCGAAGTGTGTGCCGATAATCATGAGGACGAAAGGGCTAGAGGTAAAGTTAAACTCTGTTACAGGGAAGAGATTAGTAAATCAGAATATACACTAACTAGAGCTGTTGATAGAATTATAGAATTAAATGAAATCTTTAATCCAAGACATATATACGTTGACAGGGGTTTTGGTGAAGTTCAAGTTGAATTATTAACTAAATATGGCGTTGAGAATCCAAGATCTAAAATGAGAGAAAGAGTTAAGGGCATAGGTTTTGGTGAAAGTGTTGACGTTAGAGATCCATACACTAAATTGATGACCAAAAAAGAAATGAAGCCCTACATGGTGGATAACCTAAGGCAATTTTTAGAAAACGAAAAAATATTATTCTCCGCTCACGATGATGAGCTGTATATGCAGCTCATATCTTATGTTGTTGTCAGAAAGACTTCAACTGGAAGGCCAGTATTTGAGGCAGGGGGTTCTGCTATGGATCACGCTCATGATGCCCTGATGCTGGCACTTTTGGCAGTAGAACAGAACTATGGTGATCTCAACAAGATGTCGTCGGCTTCTGAGTCTTATACGTTTTCTAATTCAATATTTGTAAAAAACATTTCTGACAATGATAATGATAATGATGGTACTAATCCAGTTATGGTTATAGGTAAAAGGGCGTCTGCTGTTGGAGCCAAAAGTGGCTTTAGCAGAAGATCAAATAGCACTTATAAAAGAAGTATGTTTTAAGGAAAATTATGGCTAACCCAATTAAAAGTACGTATCCAGAATCAGAAAATAATTATGGATTTTCCGCATCACAAGATACATTTACCAAGGATCCAACAAATCACGATGTTAGAAAGGGTATAGGCACTTCTGATTCCTATTCTATGTCATTTTCTGGTTTTAGAACTCCATACACAATACCTTACGATCAGGTATTTAAGGAGGTGGTTAATGCAGAAAATCTACTATATACATTAATTACGAGGATGGAAGACAATCTTTTAAGAAAAATATATATAGATCCTTATGTGGATCTTGACTTGGAAAGTTGTCATTACGCGGTATGGAAAGAAGCATCTCAATATATGGATATACCAAATTTATATTCAGATGTTTCCATTCTACCAGAGGATAATAGTCAAATAATAGCTAAGGATACCCCCCCGAGCTACATCTGCTTCGATCAATATCTATACGCAGAAAAGTCTCAAACAACTGCATGTAGAAAGTTCATAAACGAATACACCGATGCAATATCACATTCCACTTTTTCTTATATTTTTCAAATTAGAAAGATATTAAAATATATGTTTAACGAGATTGCTCACATAAAAAGCTCTTTATTATCAGACATTGGAGGTGTATATGATAATGAATCACAGCAAAAAATTGCGGTACACTATGAAGGATGGGCTAAAAAAGCAGTACACTATTCGAACAGGATATCGAAAACAACCGGCACAAAAGCAGAAGAAATCCCACAGTCCGAATTGGATACTATCTCAAAAAACCAAGCCTCAAAACTTCAAGCTTTTTTCGCGATTAGATTAAATGCTGTTGATTCAGAAATAGAAGACATAATATCTAGTTTAAAAAGAGATTTAGTTGATAATTCTGATGTTTTTTATCAAAGGTTTTTATCTCCAGCTATTAGAATAACAAAAGATGTATCATCTTCACTTCTTCTTGATTTTCAAACTACAGATTTAAGACAAAAGAGTCCTGTTCTATCTTCAGAAATAGCTTTCGCAAGTAATATAATTCAAGGTAATTTCATTTCAATTGAAGCTGATTACATCGAAAGACATACGTCTTTAACAGCAAAATTAGAGGCACTACTTAATTTGATAGTGGACAAAAAGAAGTACGCTGCGTACATAACACAATTAGGAAATATAGCATCTTCTAAAAAGAAAGTTTTGAAAGAAATAGAAAAAGATGTTTATTCACCTCTTTTTAAAACAGTATTTATAGATTCTGTTTCAAGTAATAATTTTACTTCAAATCATTCTCTTTTGGATGGTTTAGATAATGACGACCATCCTCAGTATCTTTTAAAATCTGGTGGTAATATTACTGGAAATATTACGTTAAATGATGGAGTTACAATAGATGGTGTAGACATAGATCTGCATTCACATAATGGTTCAGATGGATCAAGAAGAATTAAATCTTTTGATATAGATTATGAAACAGCAAGAGTATTATACACAGAGAATTATACAAAAGATCCAGTTTCTTTAAGGATAGAAAGGTTTATAGAAACCATTGAAGTTGGTGGTATACCTAGATTTGATGCGGTTGTCCTAATAGAAGTTTTAGATGAAACACTTTCTAATCATCAATATGAATTACTTTATTCGGAGATAGAATAAAATGATATGGTTTAAATATCTAAAAAGTACACAACCAACTTCTCCTTCTGAGGAAAACACTAACTATTCTTATCCTCAAGTAAAACGATTTATTGAAAGATTTAAACCAGATATTGACATACCAAAAGATTTTTGGATTTCTGCAGATGTTTCAGGACTTTCTATAGATTCTTTTTTATCAGATTCTTTAGTTGAATCGGTAGATGAAAGTTCTTATTTGGTCGTATATGAAAATACTTTAAGGAATGATGATTTTACACCTGTTCAAACTAAAATAATAGATAATATTTTATACTTTAAAGCGGCAGAGAATCATAAATCAAATACATATATACCTAAGCAGTACGCGCTTTACTATAAAACTCCAAATGTGAAAAATGTTACGCCTGTTACAAATGGTTCAAAAACATCTTATAAAGTTAGCACTTCTAGTAATCCATACAATCCAGGTCGGTTAAGTGGAAACCTAAGTCTATATACAGTTACTTTATCAAGTTCCGGTTATTATAATTTTTCATTTGTTAATCCAGGTTTAGATTGGGAAAATGGCAGATCCATAGAAGACAATGCCAAGGTCTATATAAATTTTTTAGGACCTACTTTTAACCTATATGGAGATAAGGGCGTGGATTATGGAAAGTTTATTTACAAAATAAAACCCGCTGAGTTATTACCAGATGATATTTTTATAGATAATTATACAACTGTTGATTGTTATTCAAACATAAATTCATATAATCAAAATTTGATATCTATTTCTAATTTAGAAAAAAGAGAGTATGTACTAGAACTGATCTGCACTGGAGAAAAAAACGTCTCCGCACAAAATAGCTATATTAAAATAGAAAAATTTGATTTTACTTTTGATTTAGATTTAAACCTTTCAAAAGAGTCTTTAAGTACGAATATAAACTTTGTCTCCTTAACACCTACGTCTTCTCAAGGTTCTGTCGGTGGTGATGATTTTTATGATGGAGGAGATGGTTCATCAGTTGTAATTTCAGACACTAATGTTAGGGATGTTAGGATACTTCATATAATGGAAGTGATGTAATTTATTATGGCTATAATTAGGAAAAAAATAGAAAATTTAAAAGCAGGTCAAGACTATATATTGAGTGTTCAGGCAAAAAATTCTGATCTTAATATAAGTAATGATCCATTAGCAGCTATAAGGTTTACTGTACCTAGAGATGGTACAGTACCAGCAGTTATACAAAATCTAGAACTTCGCGCTTCATTCCAGAATGTTCAGTTTATTTTTGATTTTGGTCAAGAAGAAGATATCTCACACTACATATATGAACTTTACAGTGCCAACGAAGCAACTGAGGCAAACCTTGTTTCTTCTGGAATAAATCCAGCTAATGTTTTTACGGTATCCGTAGA